CTGGAATCTGTTCTACTATCATCATAATGATATGTAGGACTTGATCCACGAAGTCTAAGCCAGTAGTAAGGGTCATGTCGGACCTCCTTTCGAACTTCAGACACGAGTCTGAGGTAAGAGAAGCGGTAAATGCCGTGACCTATAGCTTTTGGCTTACAAACTTCAGATGATTGGAGATAATACAAAGTTTTCCAATCAACAGGCGTAGAACACTTGATACCCGAATCGTCGGGAAAGTCACGTGGAACGAGCTTTGCTTTGCCCGTGACGCGCTCAACCTCAGACATGAGGTACGAGAGGGTTCTACCGATCTCATGCTCAGACCAACGTGCCAGAAGGCCGTTGATGTTTTTGTAGAGCATAGCCTCGTAACATTGTTTCGTTACGGATCCCGCACCATTCCTAGGTTGGAATGGTCGAACGTCCACCCCATGGTAGTAATCACCACCACAGGACTCCCTGAAGTAGCCTTCGTGAAAGGTTTTATCAATATTAATCACGAAGCCTAGCTGTTCAAAGACACGAACCACATACGGATGCATTGACGACGCATATATCATGTCGTCACCGTAAACGCTAATGGTTCTACGATTCCAGCGGTTATACAAAGTTGCTTCGATCGCTTTGAGCAGGGCCAGGAAGACCAACGTCTGCAAGGGGAAAGTATACCCGATGCCCATTGTGCAGTAAGTTAGACTCTGCACAGATGAACCATCTGGTAAACCTACAACTCCTATACGTGATCGATCAAGAATTTCGATCCAATCACTAGGTAGTAGTAGATTCACAAGTGCAACAGATATAGAATCTGAGGCACTTGAAAGATCAGCCGTAGTAAACTGTCCGTGGACAGAGGCTTCTCTCGCTAAGACTCGATGTCTCATTTGTAGAGACTTGATGTCGTAGCCTTTCCGCTTGAGTCTTTTCCGCATCATCTCGCCTAGACCATAGCTCATGTATGAGCCAATAGTGGTGTTAGGCATGATTGCGCGCAAAGACTTGAACGTTTTGGGGACTAGCGTCAACGTCAGCGAACTAATCTCACGGTAGACGGATCGGTTAGGATCACATTCTAACTGTTTGATCCAGTATTCTTGGACCATATCGTTCTGACTCATCTCTGAGTCAAACCATGCG